AACCTTCCGCCCGATCGGTGCCAGGATCACCACCAGTCCAGAAACGGCAACGGCCCGGGGTGTGGGACCCCGGGCCGTCCGCCCCAAATCTCGCGCCCCTAGACCGGGCGAGACAGGAACGTTGCGCGTGTCCAGAGTACGAGAGATCAGCGCCGCAGGGTCACCCCGGCCCGCCGGACCCCGCTGCCATTGCGGCACCCCGATCGCCCACACACCGGGCAAGCGCCCCAAGGTGTACTGCTCCGACCGGTGCCGGTCGGCCGCCCGCCGGGCGATCGCGCGCGGCGAGTCGATCACCCCCACGACCGATCAGGCCGGACCGGCGGGCACCAAATCCGGTCGGCGCCTTGGTACTACCGGAGAAAGTGCAACCCGCGCAGGTCAGAGCCCTGCGGCGGCGACCGGTAATGGGTCCCCGGCGGCCGGTCGGGACGCGCGGTGGACGCTCCGGGAAGGGCTCTCGCGGGTGACCGAGGACAAGGGGCTGAAGGGGTGCGGCCGGTCCGCGATCGCGGGCGGGGTGGCCGTCGTGATGAACGGCGGGGTAGCTCACCTCTCCGGAGTCGCCACGTGCGGGAAGATCCACCTGTGTCCGGTCTGCTCCGCGAAGATCCGGGCCGCCCGGTCCGAGGAAATCGACACGGTCACGGGTGCCTGGCAGACGGCCGGGCACGGCCTGGCCATGATGACGCTCACCCTGCGGCACTACCGGCGGATGCCGCTCGGTACGACCCGGAAGCGGGAGCGGTCCGGCCTGGTCGCCGTCCAGCACGACGCGTGGATCACCGCGTTCGGCTCGCGGGCCGGGAAGATGTGGCAGCGACTCCAGACGGATCACGGGGTGCTCGGGTACGTCCGGGTGTGGGAGTGCACGCAGGGCGAGAACGGGTGGCACCCGCACTTCCACGTCCTGCTGTTCCTGGACCGGCCGTGGAGCCGGGACCGTGCCGACGCGTTCGAGGGTGCGGCCCGCGCCCGTTGGATCCGCTCGGTCGAGAAAGCGGGCGGCTACCGGCCCAACGACCGGGGCGTGAAGGTCGACGTCCCCCGGCCCGAGGACGCCCAACAGTTCAGCCGCTACCTGTTCAAGAACCAGGACGGGAAGGCGCGGTTCGAGCGGTGGGCACCGGGCGGTGAGCTTGCCCGTGCCGACCTGAAGACCGGCCGGGACGGCTCGCGGATGCCGTTCGAAGTTGCCGAGGGCGCCGCCGCTGGCCTGGCCGACGACGTGCCGCTCTGGCACGAGTACGAGTACGGCGCGCACGGAATCCGGGCGATCTACTGGAGCAACGGCCTGCGGGCCCTGCTCGCCGACCTGGTCGACCTGGACGACCGGACGGATGACGAGATCGCAGCCGAGGAAGTCGGGGGCGACGGGGTCGCGCTCATCCCTGCAGAGACCTGGTACGCGGCCGTACTCCGGTACCGGGGCCGGTCCCTGGCGCTGCTCCAGGCCGCCGAGGCAGGCGGGGAAAACGCCGTGAGGGCGCTTGTGGAGTCCTGGGGGCTCTCCTGGGGTCGGGACGTACTCCCGCCCCCGAAAACGGCTTAGACGGCCCGTCAGGGGCTTTCTCGCCCCCGAATGTCGGCATAGGGGCCTATCGTCGATCAACGGCCCGAATGGCGGGTCGTTGATCGATGGAGGGTGACATGCCTGAGCAACTCGCCATTCCGGACCCGGAATGGCTCACGACCGAGGAAGTCGGCCGGCACTTCCGGGTGAGCGCGCGCACGATCCTGCGATGGGTCGACGCGGGCGAGTTCGAGAAGGTGGCCCGGCTCGGTCCGGCCGGTAAGACGATCCGGATTCACCGGTCCGAGCTGGACCACCGTGCCGGGAGGTCCGCAGCCTGATGAACAGCACGCAAAAGCGCCCCGCGGCCGTGGCGGGCCGGGGGCGCTGGACAACCTGTTGGGCGGTTGGCGGCTCGCCCATGATGACACTCCGGGGGCGACCGTGCGGATAGTCCGGCACAAGCACGAGACCGATTTCCTGATCCTGCCGAACGCGACCGCGCGGGATCAGAAGCTGAGCTATCTCGCACGCGGCATCCTCGTCGAGATCCTGAGCCGCCCGGACAACTGGGAGACGACCGCGGATCGGCTCATGGATCAGGCCCGGCTCCATCGGGGCGACAAGCGGGGTGAGGGCCGGCGCGCGATCCGGGCCGCGTTCGCGGAGCTGGAGACGTGCGGCTACATGCACCGGGTGAAGACCCGCAACGGGAAGGGCCGGTTCACCACCACGGTGTGGGTCACCGATGTGCCCACGGAGTACCGGGGAGCGCGGGCCGCATAACCGGGGTACCGCTAACGGCACGTCGGTTCACGGTACGTCGGTGAACGGTACGTCGGTTAGCGGTACCTCTCTAAGAAGGACCGACTACCTAAGTACAGAGCAAGCAAGCAATCAGGCGTTCAAAACAGAGCGGGGAGGGAGCTTGCCTCCCGTCATCACCGTTGCCGTCTGCGGAGCGCGCGCGCGTGAGAGCGCGCGACCGGACGCGGAACCGGATGCGCCACCTGCCACGCCACAACAGGCGCCACGGAAGGAACCGACCATGACCCGGTACGAGGACCTGGACCCGGAAGCGCAAAGCTTCCTCGAGGCCCTGGCCGCCGACGTGAACGCGACCGCGCGGGAGTACCAGCAGCGGCGGCTGGAGGCAGGCTTGCCCGAACCGTGCGGGCCGCCGGCCATACCGCCGGGCACCGTGGTGACAGCAACGTTCGTCGACCTGATCGACGAGGGCGACGGCCTGGGCGTGAGCGTCGAGGAACACTCCCTCGAATGGCCCGAATCGGCGTAACCTGATCTAGACGGATCGCAACGGTCGTCCGGTCGCCCTGGAGGCGACTGGACGCCGACGCCCCTGGAGGGCGCGCACCGGACCGGCAAGCCCGTCCCCCGGAGGGACGCGAGGCGGAGCCGACTCCCTGACGCTCTCTCCCTCCAGGAGTCCCCTGTGGCCATGTCCACATCGACCACCGGAATCGGTGGCATCCTGCCCGACCAGTACGGGCCCCTCGTCGTCGAACCGGTCACCCGGCAGTCGGTCGCCATGCAGGTATCGACCGTGCTCGCCACCGGCCAGCACACGATGAACATTCCGGTCGTGACCGAAGACCCGACGGCGGCATGGGTCGCCGAGGGCGCCGAGATCACCCCGGACGACGGCACCCTGTCCGAACTCACCGTGACCCCGGCCAAGGTGGCCGGACTGACCATCATCAGCCGCGAACTGGCGGACGACTCCAGTCCCGCCGCACTCAAGATCGTGGGTGACGGACTGGCCCGCTCGATCGCGGATCAGGTCGACCGCGCGTTCTTCGGTGCCCTCACCTCACCGGCACCCGCGGGCCTGGAGTCCCTCACCGGACTGACGACCATCACGGGGCCGGCCGCCTGGGCCAACCTCGATCCGTTCGCTGAGGCGATCTCGACAGCCGAGGGTCTGGGAACGACGGTCACCTCGTTCGTCGCCAACCCAGCCGACGCGCTCACGCTCGCGCAGTTGAAGGACGAGACAGGCAGCAACCGGCCGTTGCTCGGATCAGATCCGAGTGTTCCCACCCGACGAGTGATGCAGGGTGTCCCGCTCCTCACGTCGCCACGCGTCACGGCCGGGACAGTGTGGGCACTGCCGAGCGAGCGGGTGTTCGTCGTGCGCCGCCAGGAGGTGAGCCTGGAACTGTCGACCGATGCCTACTTCACGTCCGATCGCGTGGCGATCAGAGCAATCATGCGAGTCGCGTTCGGCTTCCCGCACGAGGCAGCCATCGTGCGCGTGCAGCTGGACACCACACCCTGACGACCTGGCGGGGGATCCCGGTAGGCGGTCCCTCTCGGATCGGGAAGGTGTAGCACGCCACCAGGTGCGTGCGGCTCGCCCCTGTTTTTTCGGAGCGAACTGCAGCGCGGTCTCGGACCCTGCGGAATGCTCCCCGTGGGCACGTCGCGCGTATCGGGGCAGTGTTGCGGCTCGCCCCGAGGACGGGTCTGGGGAATTTGGATCATCGGATGCTCACGGCCGCCGGACACCCTGGGGCCGTGCCCCGGTGCCCACCTCGTTCCGCTGATCGGGCCGTTATGCACTCGCCCTCCCGCCCGGGTTTCTAAGGCCCGCCCTGGGGCCGGCCCCCATGCGGCCCCAGGGGCGGGGCGGTCGCGTTGGCGGCCTGGAGGGCGCGCGACTCTGGGGGATCCGGTCCCGCTACCGTCCGGGGGATGAGCGATCCTTCCCCCCGTTTGTGCGCGTGGTGCGGTGATCCGGTTCCGGAGCAGCGGGGCGCGGGCCGCCGCCGCGACTACTGCCGCCGGTCCTGCCGTCAACGTGCGTTCGAGGCCCGGAAGCAGCGGGAGGCCGTCGTCTCGGCGGTGGCCGCAGCCATGGCCCGGACCGGGGCGGTGAAACCGTCACGTGACGAAATGCCGGTCCAGGCCGAACCGTCACGTGACGAATTGCGGGAGCGTCCGCCGGCGCTTCCCCCGCGCCCTCGTCGACGGTCGTCCATGACGGTTTCCCCCATGCCGTTGTGGCGAGACGAGGGAGAGCCGGACGGGGATGGACCGCGGGCCGGTGCCTAGCGGAGCGCCCTCACGGCGGCCCGCCGCATCGCGGCAGCAGGCGCCCCCCATCGGCCCAGGACGGGCCGTGCGGTCCGCTCACGCGCCGTCGGAGCCGACGGGGGCGGTACGGCGCCCGGCCACGGGTCCGGCCCGGCAGACGGCCGCTCAGCGCCACGGAGTCCCCACCCCTCCCCGCCAGCCCTGGCCTACGCGCACAACGACGAGACGGACGGACGGCGGAGCAGGCGCGCGTAAACCCCGGCGGGATGCCGCAAGGTGCTTGCAAGCCTTGAAAGTGTGTGCAAGCCTATGACGCATGACCAAGCGACCGATGCGGGCGACTCCCGCTGAACTCCGGGCCGCCGCAGAGGCGGAACTGGCCCCGATTGGTGAGCGCTACCGGCGCCTGCTCGCGGAGCTGGAGGACGTGAAGCGCGAGCTTCGGCCGGCGGTCGTCGCCGCGGTGAACGTGGAGCTCCCGCTCCGCCGGATCAGGGAGCTCACAACGATCACACCGCCCACCGCGACCAAGTGGCACCGCGAGGACATCGGCTGAGAGGCCGTCTGGCGGCCTGGAGGGCGCCGGAGGCTGATCCGGTCCCCCGTCCCGTGAACGGGCGGGAGGCGGGCGGCCAGGGCCACTCTCGGTAGCGAATCCGGGTTTCCCTTGCGTGCGTGCGCGTAGGGCCCCCCGGAGGCAGGAAACGGAAACCGGAAACCGTCACACAACGTAAGTGGGCGACACCCCATGCCGGGGGCGCCGCCCTAGTCCATGAACCCCTGGAAGGATCACCATGGACCACTCGCAATTCTCGCACGTGATCATCGATCACACGTGCGCCGCTGCCCGTTGGACGGCGGAGCGGTACAAGGCGGAGGCCGTCCGCCGGCGGACCCTGCGGGCGGAGCGCAAGCCGCTCGTCACGGACGCCCGCCGCGCCCTGGCCGTCGCCCGCAAGTCGGACCCCGACCGCACGAAGGGCGCCACGCACCGCGCGGAGCGGGAGTTGGCCGCCGCCCGCCGCCGGGTCCCGGACCCGATGTGGCTGTTCACCGCCAAGGCTGCGGCCGTGGTCGGCGTCGCCGGTTACGTCGGCTTCCCGCGCGTACCTGAGTCGGTGTGGCTCTGGTCGGCGGTCGCCGTCGCCACGGCCGTGGTCGGCGCCGTCGTCGTCGCCGTCGCCCTGGCCGCCCGCCGGCCCCAGGGCCTGGAGCCGACGGCGGAGGAGCGGCAGCTGCTGCAGCGGCTCGCCCCCGAGCACTGGCGCGAGCACGCCGACGGTCGCGGCCTGGCCGGGACCATCACCGGCCGCCCCCAGCTCACGGACGCGGGGATCGTCACCGACGTGCGCCTGGACGGCACCTGGACCGTTGCCAAGCTGACGGCCGCCGCCGACCACGTGCGCGCCCTGCTCGGGTGCCGTACCGGCCTCCGCATGGAGGTGAAGACCGGCGACCGTGGCGGCTGGGCACAGCTCATCCTCCGCACCCGCTCCGCCGTCGACGGCGCGGACATGAGCTGGACCCCGGAGCGCAAGGGAATCGGCCTGGACACCCTGAGCGGGGAGCCGGTCCGCATCCCGCTCAACACGCGGTTGCTGCTGGCCGGATCGTCCGGCGCGGGCAAGTCCGTGACGCTGCGGCCGGCGCTCGCGGAGCTGGCCGCCGACCCGCTGGCCGCCGTCGTGATGGTCGACCTGAAGCGCGTGGAGGGCGCCCTGTGGCGGAACCGGGTCCGGGTGGCCCGCACCGCCGACGAGGTGACCGGCGTGGCCGCCGAACTGCAAGCCGAAATGATGGAGCGGCTGGAGATCCTGGAGGCCACCGGGTCCGCGTCCTGGACGCCGACCGTGGACCGGCCCCGGATCGTCGTCGTCGTCGACGAGGGCGCGGAGGTCTCCGCCGTCGCCAAGGACTCCGTCGCTGATTTCGAGAGCCTGGCCCGGATGGGGCGGGCCGCCGAAATCCACCTGTGGTGGTGCACGCAGAAGCCCACCATGTCCGGCGCGAGCGCGGGCATCCCGCCGCAGATCGCGGCGCAGATGGACGTGCGGCTCTGCCTGAAGGTCGCCACGGCGACCGAGGTCCGCACGGTGCTCGGGGAGGACGCGACCGCGGGCGGCTGGGACGCCCACACGCTCCCCAAGCCTGGCGTCCTGATGATCCGTGGCACCGGTCGCGGACCGGCCCCGGTCAAGGTCTGGTTCATGGACGACGACCAGGTGCGCGCCCTCCCGCCCGCGCGGATCTGGCAGGGCACGGCCGTCGCCCCGGTGATCTCGATGCGCAAGCCCCCGGAGCCCCCGGCCGCCGTGCCGTCGGAGTCGACGGAGGAGCGGGTGCTGCGGATCGTCCAGGACGGCCCCGCCCGTCAGAAGGACATTGCGGAGCGCACCGGGCTCAGCAAGGGCGCGGTGTCCAAGGTGGTGGCCCGCCTCGTCGCGGCCGGCCGTCTCGTCCGCCTGGACGACGGCGCCGTCGCCCCGGCCCGGACGGAGGCCACGGCATGAGCACCGAGATTCAGCGCGCGTCCGCCGACGCGGTGAGTGCGGCTCTCCAGGCCGACCGGTACGCGGAGATGCTCGCCGTCGTGGCCGCCGTCCAGGCCGCGCAGGCGGCCCCCCAGCACCACGGCTGCACGTGCGCGGGCCCGGCCCGCCCCCGCCGCTCGGGCGGGGAGGTCGCCGCCATCGCGGCCGGTGTCTGCGCCTGCGTCGGTGTGGCCACGGCCGCACTCCTCGCCGTCGCCGTCGTCGCCGTCGCGGTCGGTGTCTCCGCCGTCGTGCTGCTCCTGCTCGTGCGTCAGCTCCGGAAGGGTGGCAAGTGATGATCAGCACTCAGGAGCAAGTCGAGGCCGCGGAGAAGGTCCTCCGCCTGTCGTGGGTGATCGTCGCCGGGGTGATCCTGTTTTCCGTCTTCACCGTGACGCCCCTCGTCGAGCGGTCCACCCCGGACGGGTGGGAGTGGTCCGCACCGATCCTGCCGCTCGTGGTCGACGTCGCCGTGGTGATCTCGATCCGGGTCGACGCGATCGTGGCCCGGCTCGGGGGGTCGACGAAGGGGTGGCCGCTCGCGCTGCGGGTGCTCACGGGCGGTACGTCGGTGGCGCTCAACGTCGGGCACTCCGCACTCAAGGGTGATCTTGTCGGGGTCGGCGTGCACATGGCCGCCCCGGTGACGCTCATCGTGATCGCGGAAGCCTCGCTCAAGTGGCGCCGGGAGATCGCTACGGCCACGGAGCGGATCGAGCGTGAGCGCCGTGAGCGGGAGGACGCCCGCCGCCGTGAGCAGCGTGAGCGCGAGGAGCGCTCACGGGCCGACCGGGAGCGCGAGCGGGAGGCCGCCCGGCTGGAGCGTGAGCGGCAGGAGGCCGCCGACCGTGAGCGCCGCCGCGAGGAAGCCGCCGAGCGTGAGCGGGAGCGTGAGCACGCCGCCCGCGTTGCCCGTGAGGAGCGTGAGCACGCCGCCCGGCTGGAGGCGGAACGCGAGGAGCGTGAGGAGCGCCGCCGCCGCGAGGAGCAGGCACGCCGGGACCGTGAGCGCCGCGAGGAGCAGGAGCGGCAGGAGGCCGAACGGAAGGCCGCCCAGGAGGCCGAACGGGCGCGGAAGGCTGCGGAGGCTCGCACGGCAGCACTCAAGCCCGTGAGCGCCGCCGCGAGCACCCCCCGCCCCGCCGTGAGCGCCACCGTGAGCACCCCTGCTCACGAGAGTGCTCACGACGACAAGCCCTCCCGGAAATGGAACGAGGAGAACGCCCGCCAGGCCGTGGCCGACGCGATCCGTGAGGGCCGCTCACAGCGTGAAGTGGCGGCGCTCACGGGGTGGTCGACCGGATGGGTTGCCAAGCGATTCCAGGAGCACCAGGAGGCCGCAGCATGAGCACCGCCGCCCAGTTCATACCGACGATCGACTACCTGATGTCCGCGCCCCTCGACGCCCTGCTCGCCCTCCCGGGGATCCGTCTCGTCACGGCCCCGATCAGCGATCCGGAGTTCACCGGGTACGCGGCGGCCACCCGGTCCCGGGTGGTGCTCGCCCTCCCCGCCGGCCGCTCCGCCCTCGAGCGGGACTGCATGGTCCGTTACCTGCTCGGTCACGTGCTCCGGGTGCCCGGCCTCCAGCCGCTCCCCGCCCCGCTCCGGGTCGAGGAAATCAACGGCGCCTGACACACCGAAGCCCCGCCGCATCCAGCGGCGGGGCATTCTTCGATCCGTCAAACCACAGGAGCACCAAGCGGGTCGGGGGGAACCTTCCGCCCGATCGGTGCCAGGATCACCACCAGTCCAGAAACGGCAACGGCCCGGGGTGTGGGACCCCGGGCCGTCCGCCCCAATCTCGCGCCCCGATCAGCATCCGGGCGAGACAGGAACGTTGCTCGTGTCCACTGTACGAAGTAATGCCACAGCATCGCCACACCGGCCCGCCGGTCCGCGCTGCCCCTGCGGTACGCCGATCGCCCATACGCCGGGCAAGCGCCCCCGCGTCTACTGCTCAGAGGCGTGCAAGAAGCGCGGCCAGCGGGCCGCCGCAGCCGCCGAACGGGCCGCGCGGACCAAAAAGGGACGCCTTGGGAAGGAAACAACAGAGTTTCGCTCCCCCTCCCGACCTGCGGAAACGTCGGCCGGGGCAAATCCGGTCGCGGAACGCGAGCGGAGCACGAAGCAGCGTCGCGCCCGCCGGTACGCGGGACGCCGGACGCTGTGGCGGATCACCTCGGACAAGGCTTGCCGGGGGTGCGGCCGGACGGTCATGGACTCCGAGACGGGCGTGGTGTTCGCCCGGACGTCCGAGGGGGCCGCGATCGCGTTGGGTCTGCTCAAGTGCGGGCGGATCTGGTTCTGTCCGGTGTGCTCCGCGAAGATCCGGCATGGCCGGTCCGAGGAGATCACCCGCGCGGTGGTCGCCTGGCTGAAGCAGGGCGGCCGGGCCTACCTCGTGACGTTCACTGCCCGGCACACGGCCGCCGACAAGCTGGCCGACCTCGTGGACGCGATCCAGGGCACCCGCGCGAACGAGGATGCCGGGATCAAGCGGCAGCCGGGCGCCTATCAGCGGCTCATCACTGGGGCGGCCTGGGCGGGCGACAAGCGCCGGAAGACGAACCAGGAAGGCATCCGGGGTCGGGTCGGGTACATCGGCATGATCCGGGCGACCGAGGTGACCGTGGGGGAAGGGTCCGGCTGGCACCCGCACATCCACGCGATCGTGTTCGTCGGCGGCCGGACTGTGGGCGAGCGCGGCGACAAGCGGATCACGGGCACGTTCACCCCGTCCGCGTCCGCGCTGGAGGAGTGGGAGGACCGGTGGCGCGCGGTCTGGACGCGGTCGCTTGCGCAGGTGGACCCCAAGTTCCGGCCGTCCGACCGGTGCACGCTCCCCGGCTGCACCTGCGGCGGCAAGGGTCACGGCGTCGACTTCAAGGAACTGCGGACCGAGCGCGACGCTCGGGACCTGGGCGAGTACATCGCCAAGACGCAGGACGGGAAAGCGCCGGCGCTTGAGCTTGCCCGCGGTGACCTTAAGTCGGGCCGGGACGGCAACATGACGCCCTTCCAGGTCCTGGGCCGGATCGGGGATCTCATGGGCGGGGTGTCCGAGGAGGAGGCCGACGGGCACGGCTCCCTGGGTTGGCTGCTCGCTCTGTGGGCTGAGTACGAGGTGGCCGTGTCGGGCCGCCGGGCGATCGAGTGGACCCGCTACCTGCGTCCGCTGCTGGGTCTGACCGGTGGCGACACCGAGGAGGACGACATGGACGTCCTGTTCGAACTGGACGCCGCCCACGACTTCCGGGAGGGCGTACAGCTCACGGAACGGGCCTGGCACAAGCTCACCGCCCGCGCCCTGGACCTGGCCGTGGTCGAAGCGGTGGAAGGGGAAGCCCTCCAGGTCGACGTCCTGGGCGACCTCGTGACGGCGGCCGGGGAAAGCCGCGCGTTCGTCCGAGCCCTGTCGCCGGAGGACGTCACGGAGTTGGTCGACGGGGTGATCAGGAAGCTCACCGAACGCCGGGAGGCCGCCGCCGAACGTCGCCGCCGGGAAGCAGAAACGGCCTGAGCGCCCCTAGGGAGCCCTGGAGGCCCGTTCCGGTCCCGGCACTACTCCCGCCCCGGAACGGGCCTTAGACACGCGCTGAGGGGCTCTCTCGCCCTCGTTTGTCGGCATAGGGGCTTATCGTCGATCAACGGCCCGATTGGCGGGCCCGATTGACGGAGGGTCGAAATGGCCACCGAGCAACTGGCGATACCGGACCCGGAATGGCTGACCACCGAGGAGGTTGGTCGGCACTTCCGGGTGTCCGCCCGAACGATCCTGCGGTGGGTCGACGCGGGCCAGTTCGAGAACGTGGTGAGGCTCGGTCCGGGCGGTAAGACGATCCGGATACACCGCAGCGAACTGGACCACCGCGCCGGGAGGTCCGCAGCCTGATGACCAGCACGCAAAAGCGCCCCGCGGCCGTGGCGGGCCGGGGGCGCTGGACAACCTGGGCGGTCGGCACGCCCATGATGACACCCCGGGGGCGGCCGTGTTGATACGTCGGGGCAAGCACGAGTCGGCGTTCGTGATCCTGCCGAATGCCACCGTGCGGGATGAGCGGCTGTCTCACCTCGCGCGCGGAATCCTCGCGGAGATCTTGTCGTATCCGGATGGCTGGACGACGACCGCGGACCGGCTCGCCGAACAGTCCCGGAGCAATCGGGGAGTGAAGCGCGGAGCGGGTCGGCCGGCGTACCGGGAGGCGTTCGCCGAGCTGGAGGCCGCCGGGTATCTGCACCGCATCCGGCACCAGGACGACCGGGGCCGATGGGCCACGGTCATGGTCGTGTTCGACACCCCAAAGACCGATGTACAGCTAACCGAACGTCGGGTTAACCGGCGGTCGGCTTAACCGACGGTCGGTGAGCTGTACGTCTCTACGAAGAACGGACCACAGAAGTACGGAAGAAGAAGACTCGCCCGCTTCAAAACACGCGAGGCGGGGCTTGCCCCGCTCCACCGTCGGCGTCTGCGGAGCGCGCGCGCGTGAGCCGCTGCGACCGGTCGCACCACCTGCCGCGCCACAACAGGCGCCGCGAGAGAGGACGTCATGGAGTACGAGGAACTGGACCCGGAAGCGCGGAGCTTCCTCGAGCGGCTGCACGGCGAGATCCGGGCCGCCGACCGCGAGCACCAGGAGCGGCGGCTGGAGGCAGGCCTGCCCGAGCCGTCCGGACCGCCGGCCATTGAGCCGGGCACGGTCGTCACCGCGTCGTTCGTCGACGTGGTCGAGCGGGACGGCGAGTTGGGCGTGAGCGTCGAAGAACACTCCCTGATCTGGCCGGAAGCTGGGTAACCTGATCAGGACGGATCGCAACGGCGTCCGGTCGCCCTGGAGGTGACCGGACCCGAACGCCCCTGGAGGGCGCGCACCGGACCGGCAAGCCCGTCCCCCGGAGGGACGCGAGGCGGAGCCGACTCCCCTGACGCTTCTCCCTCCAGGAGTCCCCGTGGCTATGTACACGTCCGCCGACGGCATCGGCGGCATCCTCCCCGAGCAGTACGGCCCGCTCGTTGTCGAGCCGGTAACGCGGCAGTCGGTCGCCATGCAGGTATCGACCGTGCTCTCCACCGGCCAGCACACGATGAACATCCCGCGCGTGACCGAGGACCCGTCGGCGGCCTGGGTCGCTGAGGGTGCCGAGATCACCCCGGACGACGGCGCGCTTGCCGAGCTGTCCGTCACCCCGCGCAAGGTCGCCGGACTCACCATCGTGAGCCGGGAGCTGGCGGACGACTCGACACCGGGCGCGCTGAAGATCGTCGGTGACGGTCTCGCCCGCTCGATCGCGGACCGGGTCGACGCAGCGTTCTTCGGTGCCCTGGCCGCGCCGGCGCCCGCCGGACTGGAGTCCCTGACCGGACTCACCACCATCACCGGGCCGACGGCATGGGAGGACCTGGACCCGTTCGCCGCAGCCATCGCGGCGGCCGACGGGCACGGCACGGTCATCACGTCGTTCGTCGCCCACCCGACGGACGCGCTGCTGCTCGCCCAGCTGAAGGAGTCGACCGGCTCGCGGCGTCCGCTGCTCGGGTCCGACCCGACCGCCCCCACCCGACGGGTGGTCCAGGGCGTACCGCTGCTCACGTCGCCGCGAGTCACCCAAGGAACGGTTTGGGCACTGCCGAAGGAGCGGACGTTCGTGGTGCGCCGCCAGGAGGTGAGCATGGAGCTGTCCAAGGACGCTTACTTCACCTCCGATCGCGTGGCGATCAGGGCGATCATGCGCGTCACGTTCGCCTTCCCCCACGAGGCAGCCATCGTGCGCGTGCAGCTGGACGAGACGCCCTGACGACCCGGGGACGGCTCCCCCGCGGGCCGTCCCTCGCCGATCGGGGCCGTATAGCTCTCGACCGTCGATGCACCGCATGAGCGTCAGGGTGACCACAGGGAGGACCCGTGAGCGAGAGCGATCAGAACGACCATCCGGCCCCGGCCGGGCTCGGTGAGCGGGCTCTCGCCCTGTGGGTCGGGACCGTTGAGGGCCTGGAGCTGGAGCCTGGGGAGTTGGTTCTGCTGGAGTCGGCGTGCCGCCTGGTCGACCAGATCGACGCGATGCAGGCCGCCCTCAAGGAGCAGGGCCCGGTCGTGAAGGGATCGCGCGGGCAGGTGGCCGCTTCCCCGCTGCTGCGGGAGATCCGCGCGCACGATCTGGCCGTGACCCGCATCCTGCGCACCCTCATGGCCGCCATGCCGGACGAGGAGGAGGGGAAGCGGCTGTCGCCGTCGGACCGGGGCCGTAAGGCTGCGCTGGCACGCTGGCACGGCGGCCGGGCCTACACCGCCCCGGCTCCCCCGCCGGTGCTGGACGACTACCGGCGCGCGTTCAACGGGTCGGCGTAGTGCGCCGCCGGGCCGCGAGCCTGGACGCTCTCCCGGAGCGGCTCGCCCGGTTCGACTGGCGGGACTGGCGACCGCCGGCCGAGCCGGACGACCCGGCG